ACATACTTAGAAACCTTAGAGCCAAACTGCAAAGACAAGAAGCAGTAGCCGAGGAAACGCGGGAACATATAAAGCTGCTCGAAAAGCAGCATGACGAGGCACGAGCCAAAGAGCTTGGCCAACCGCTACCGCTGGAGGGAAAGAAGAGATAAGAAGGGCAAGGGGGTCGCCCACGGACCCCCTTAACCCCTGACTGAACCCGGTAGTGGAACTACCATGGTGTCAGTCAGCACAGTTACATCAAGAAGCAACTGTGCCCGACGAATCCTCCGGATTCGTCTTCTTAGGCCGCATCACGGCCTCAATACGATCGCCCAAAACTTCAATAGGATCACGGGGACGATCAACCTTAGGCTTCGCCAAACCGAGCTTACGCAGCTCTTCAACGTTCTTCTCCTCCGAGACGAACTCCATAAACGCGGCAGGATCATTACCGAACTTCTTACGAATACTCGCGGGCACCTCCGCGAACATCTCATTAGCCTGCCGCACAATCTCCATCGCTTCATGATACGACTGCGACGGAACATCGCCGTACGACGGCTCATGACGATTAACGTGCGTAATCATCCCTGTACGCTGAAACTTCAGCATGATGAGGTTAATATCACACTCATCCTTAAATTGCTGTTTCGCGCCCTTGCCTTCCTCTGGAGGCGGCGCGAGCACCTGAATACGACGCGAAAACCGATTACGCACCTCCACAACCGGCTCCAAAGGAGCCTCAACGGTCGCCAAATCGACCGAATCAACAGACTTCTTGCTACCGCCCACGAAGTACTCCTGCGCCGGGAGCAAGCTTCATCAAGCTACCACCGGCGCCACCGATACGACCAATCCAACGAAGGATTTCACCCATCTGGGTTTCATCCATCGCACCTTCCAAACGGAGACCCTTAAGAACTTCCTTCGCTTGCTCCGTCATAGTCTCCGTCTGCACCTGAGAGGCACGCGCGGACGACACATTCTGCTCCGCTTGCGGCCTCAAATACGGGAACACCGCCTGAAGGCCATACCCTTCCAAGTCCGTCTTACGCGCCTGCGCCTCCGTCAACTTAGCTTGCGCCTGCAAGTTCTTCACTTGCTGAAACTGCGAGTAGACCGATAGAGCACTCGCGATCGCCGGAGAGATCGAGTCGACGACCCGAGCTGCAACACCACCAGGCGTAGGAGACGAGCCCTGAGCGCCGGAACCCGACGCGCCGCTAGGTGAAGAGGCTCCAGAGCCTCCCGCGGCCAATATCGGGTTTAAACCGGCCGCCCGAAGGTCGGCAACTTCGCGCTGACGCGCTGTAGAACTCATCGTCTCTTGAAACTTCATCTGCTCGCGAGCTTGCTCCGCAGAAAACGCCATAGAACGGGACGCTTGGGAATCCTCGAATCCCCGCGTCAAATCCGCCTGTTCACGCTGAAACTGCATCTGCTCCCGCGCAGACGCCACATTAGCCGCGTTTGCATCGCGGCCACCCTTAATAGACGCAATACCGCCAATCACCGCAGGCGCGAGAGCCTTAATGAGCGGCAGAGCCAACAATGGCAACGGCATTAGAAACGATCCACAAAACCCGGCACGCCGTACATCGGCATAGGCCGAGCGCACCGCAGGTTAATGTACGAGTCATAGATAAAATGCGGTTCCGTAGTAACCGCAATCACCCGATCCACCGGGGTATTCGACTGAATGAACGTACCGTCCAACGTTGGCGCCGTACCGAACTCTTCCGCCAAATGCCAGTAATCCAACGTACCCGTCACGGTAGAACGAAACAAACCAGTAATCTGCGACGGCTTGTACCGATACTCCGCATATCGCTCTTGATAGCCGAAGACATTCTCGTCCGCCGACGTACCCGTCGCATAAATCTCCTGTTGCTCCACAACTTGCTCGCCAATGTGCGAGAGAGCCGGCCAGTAGAAATCATAACGAGTCTGACGGAGCCACATCTTATTGATGCCTTGCTGATACGTCAGATCGGCCCGAGCCGAGGCCATACCGATAATGACACCATGCTCCACAAACGACTTAGTGAAACCGATACCATTCGCCGAGACAGTACCATACGCGGAAAGATTGCCCTGAGGCGTGGGAGTCTGACCAACCTGATTAGCTAGACCGGTCGCCGAGGTCTGCGCGACGGGGTTGATGTTGATAGCCGTCGTACCTCCGCCCAAATACTCCGGGCGTTGTAGTCGAGCATCCGGAGAGATAACACCAAAGTGAGACCGCAAAATTTCCGTATAGCGAGTACCGCCACGCGCATCACGCTCCAATAAACGCTGAACCGCGAACGCTTGGCGCAGCTGATTAATAGTTGCCGCAGTCGCTTCCGAAAGGTCCGCAACGATATTGCTTGTGCCACCACCGTCCTGTGGCAAACCACCAATGCGAAGTGGATTCGTAGAACCACCGGCAATAGAAGTAGTGACATCGCCACCAGCGCCAGAACGCAAGAAACCACGGTACGCGTCAGTAGTAGCGTCATAGAACACCGGGGCACCAACGCCCGCAGGAAACGTGATAGGGCGCACGGGAGCCTCTGTACCGAGCGGCAAAGACACAGAATCACCCTTCTGCGGCCAGGGTAACGCCGAAGTGAAATAGTCGTGGCGCTTGCCACGCTTTAAGAGAGGACCACCGGCAGCCATGCCGGTATCAGGACCATCACCAGTCGTACTGCCGTAAGACGACGAATCCTGCAAATTCTCATCGCGAAACCATTCATTCCAAATCCGGTAATATGCCCGATGCGCGAGAGAGTTAACCTCAATACCTTGCACATTCACCGGAAGACCGTAGTAGTCCGAAATAGTCCCTTGATTGAAACCACCAACGCCAGCCGTAACCGTAGGCACAACGAAATCCGTACTGTCGTCCGGATCATCCTGCGCACCATTGAAACGTTCCCAGTTCTCCCAAAGCAAACGATAGGGAACGAAGAAAAAGAAGAAATCCAAAAACATGTTATCCATTATGGGAGCGATTGGCGTTGCAAGACGGCCAAACGCCGACAAACGCAGGTTAAAAGTATCACCAGGAAGCGCCTCATCAATGAAAATCGGCACCAAATAGTCTGCGTCGAAAGTAGTCTTGTAACCGTGAGAGCGATCAAAACTAGCGCGCTGGATCTCAGCGCTTGGAACCTTAGAGAACGCATGACTCATCACACTCCGCATCTTCATTACACAACTCCCCAAAGAACGAGGGGGCACCATGCCCCCTCAATAAAACTTTAGACTTGAGCTCCGCTCGAGGTCTATTGACTTTCGTCAGGCTTTCTGACCTGCAAACCCGAACAAACCAACTTAGGAGCCTCTACCAAAAACTCGCCAGAGGAATCATCGAACTCACCACACGCATGAAGCGTGTAATCCTCGGGATTCACACCGAGCTGCGAATCGCGCTTGTTAATCGCGTTCGCAAACGTACGAATAGCCAGAGGCTCATTCATCATAAAAAACGGCTGCATAAACGCGTGCGCCTTAGCGTCATACACCGAGTACACCTTAAGAATCATTCTCAAAACCTCGCTTTAATTGTTTGAAACGCGCTAACGCCACCTTCTCGCGCACAGCCAAGCGAGACTCCGTATTGTTATCCGCATGCTGGCGCATCTGAGCAACGCGACGAGTCCGCACGGCATCCATATCACCATGCGCGGCCTCAAACATCTTATCGTAATAGCGAGGCGGACGACACTCACGACCACGGACGATTACCTCGTCCGACGGATACACGTCACCCGAAAACTTCTTAAACCAGTCCGCCGCAATCCCAGGACGGCGGGACATAGTGACGTACTCCGGAACCAGGTGAGAAAAAGACCCATTGACTTCGGGGACTTCGCCCGTCTCAGGGTCAAAAACTAAATAATGGCCATCGGCCATCTTGCCCGTCACTTTCTTAGTCACATACCGCGCAACATACGCAGCGGATTCGAAAGTAACATCACCAATAACACAATGACCGTGGCCCCAAATCCTATCCAGAAGGGCCGACGTGTAGAGATTCCCAGCTTCCGATTGAGATAAAAGAAGCTTATCGAGAAAATCATAACCGAATAGTATGCAGTGATAGTGAGGACGAGCAAAACGCTCACCGTACTCTCCACAATGGAAATAACGAAGCTTAGCGCCCGTTTGCTTACGCAGGCGCTTCATAAAATCTTGGAAATGCTTCGGAACGAGTGAGCCCAGCTCCGGAAGATTCTCCGGAGCGTAGGTTAGCGTCAGAAAACAGTTAAGCCAGTGGAGCTGGGACTCGTGCATAAGACGCACGGCCCACTGTCGAGAACGCTCTAACCTACAACCGATACATTGACCGCACGGGAGCTGAATCGCAGGACCGTGGGACTTCGCAAAATCAAAAACGATCGGAGACGGCTTACCAGGGGCGGTAGGACGCCCCCGATAGGCCGTCAGAGGAAAAAAACACGCCAATTACAGGCGTATACCACCGCGCATAGGCGCGGACCTCATATTCTTCGGATGAATACCAGACTTCATCCGGAAATCCCTCTTACTCTTACCGCGACGCATCTTCGAACGCTTACGCATAAACTGAGTGCCTCCGTTGAACTAGACCCGCTGCCGAGGTCGAACCACCACGACCATATACCAAACATCCAACACGCTCCGCTAGTGGGTAGAAAATACATGAGACACACATCACAGAACGTCCTAACATACGCGCACG